CGCTGCAAGCGCTTGAGACTGCAGTTGAATCAGCCTCAACCTCACTGACTGACTTAGGCGTCACTTCAACTGCAGCTGAGCTAAACGTTCTTGATGGCATCACTGCTACTACCGCAGAACTCAACATCCTTGATGGCGTCACCTCTACGGCTGCAGAACTCAACATCCTTGATGGTGTTACCTCCACTGCTACCGAGCTGAACATCTTGGATGGCGTTACCGCCAGCACTTCTGAGATCAACCTGCTGGATGGTGTTACCGCTACTACGGCTGAACTGAACATCCTTGATGGTGTAACTGCTACGGCTGCTGAACTGAACACTCTTGATGGTGTTACGTCAACTGCATCTGAGCTGAACATTCTGGATGGTGTTACCTCCACCACTGCCGAACTGAATCTGCTTGACGGTGTTATTGCTACGACCGCTGAGCTAAACATTGTTGATGGCAGCACTTCTGCAACTTCAACCACGCTTGCAGCAGCTGATCGGATGGTGGTGAATGATGGTGGAACAATGGTTCAGGTGGCGCTTAGCGACCTAGTCACATTCCTGGAAAACGGAACTGTCAGCGGCTTTGTGCTAGATGGGGGCACCTTCTGAGTTAGCTAATGGCTATACCCATTAAACATAAAAGAGGCACCGCTAACCCTGGTGCCTCTGATCTTGTTGTAGGCGAGCTTGCTATCAACACCACAGATGGCGGTATCTTTACCAAAACTGATGGTGGAGCGGCAGTAAAGATCAACGCCCTAGTTGCTGATGGTGCGATTATCGAATATGCGACAACAATTTCGTCTAGCTATACGATCACGGCAAACAGGCAGGCAGAAAGCGTTGGGACGATTGCGATCAGCCAAGGCGCGACAGTGACAGTATCTTCAGGCAGTACCTGGAGAATTCTTGAATGAAGCGTCCTGACCCAATGATCTGCGCCAGCCATGGCGCTTCTGATGTTGTCGCCAGCCGCAACCGAGTGCAGTGGCTGAATGAGCTGTATCTGTACGATGGCCGCGACAAGCGTGATCATCCGATGCACGGTCTTTTCACTGGTTTGGCCAGCAAATATCAGCAATTTGCAGGCTGATGGCGAAGTCACTTACCGGAGAAAATTTTGTTGTTAGCAAGCCGAAAAAGACCAGACAAGGAAATGGATCACATTCAAAACCGTCCATGGACGAAAGAAGTATCGTGGTCAAGGAAAACGTTAACCCTCTTTCCAATGATCAAACCATTCGCAATCGCTGTTTCTGGTGTTCTCGCTGGTTCAGCTGCTTGGGCAGGCCCCTTTGTGAACGTCGAGAATAATGCTGGCTTCACTGGCTCTGATTTTGGCGGTTCCGTAACCGACATGCACGTTGGCTACGAAGGTAGTGATGGCGTTTATGGCTACTACCTGCAATTTGGTCCTTCCTACGTTCAGCCTGACGGTGCTACTGGTGAGTTTGAGCTGTCCGGCAAGATTGGCGGCAGCGTACAAGCCACGGAGCAGTTTGGTGCTTATGGCGAAGTCAGTTTCATGACTGGCGACGACGATGCTTCTTACGGCACCAAAGTTGGCGTCAAGTACAGCTTCTGAGCTATAACAAAGCTGTCTTCTCACACAGGACAGCAATTGGCCCCCGTTTAGGTAGAGCTGCACGGGGGCTTTTTGTTGCCTATTGTCCGTCGCGTCCTTATTGGTTTCGCCATGAGCGTCAAACTTAATGGAAACAAGTATTCCCCAGCTGGGACTAGGGTCCCAAGTGAGTTGCTGCCTACTGCAATTCGCTACGAAAAGGCGAGAGCACTTGCATTTGAGCACTTAGGGCAACCGCACCGTGCTGAGGAGTGTTTAGCTCTTAAACGTTTTTACGAACGACGTAAAATAAAAGAGCAGAATTAGCGTTTTTAGAAGTGCAAAAGTTTTTTAACGTCCTGGCTGTTACAGCCTTTGTGATGTCTGGAACGATGGTCGCTGCAACGGTGGTGTTTTACACGCGGATCCCATCGCTAACGAAGTATTACATGAGTGAGCTGACGTTAGAAATGACCAAGGTTATGACCAAGATGATGCCTAAGAAGATTGAAGCAGCAATGCCGAAAATGCCGACAAAGACTGGCTTGCCGATCAAGCCACCATTTTGACGTTGGCGGTTGGATCGTCGTCATGAGCTTCAGGCCCGAAACCTTCCGCCTTAATCCTTTCAGCAAAGTCCGTTTCTGGCGCGGATGTCTCCGCTTTTTGCTCAAACGACGCCAGCCATTCGCGCAATGAATCCCCTGTCGGAGTGCCACTGGGCCATTTAACGTATCGCAAGATCATCTTGTGATTTGTAAACAGCCGGGACGATCTGCCGGACAAGACTGTGTAAGTGATCTCAGGCCCTTCACGTCTACGGTTCCGCTCAATCCAAAGCTGACCAGCAACAAACCGTTCACCCTTCATGCCGGAAATCCCTGAGATTGGTATTGGTGCGGTGCAAGTACCGGAGATCCCGGCTTGGCGTGCCATGCCTCCACAGAGTATTCCGGTTGCGCCTCCGGTGACGTTACAAATTGGTTTTCCTGTAGCTGACATTCCTGGCTGTGTAGAGACCAGGAACTCAGCAGCAGGCGACAGGGAGATCTATAACACCGATCCAAAAGGAAACATCACTGTTTGCGGCGGTCAGATGCCGTCGTACAAACCAATCGACTACACGCCTGGAACGCTGGTGTATGGCGCGGCAAAACCTCCACCACCACCAGAAGAGGAAGCACAACCAAAGAAAGAAAAACCGGCTGGTGAATCAAGCCAACCGGCAACCCCTCTTCCGTCGCCAGGTAGTGACATTCCTGACACCCCATTAGATAGCAACGAGCTGCCATGCCCGCCACTGGACGCATTACCTATTGGTGTCAGAGGTAAGCAAGGAACTGGGATTGTTATTGGATATAAACGTGTCGATGGTCAGTGCATCACGATGTATGACCGCTTGCCGATCGACAAGATTATCGATAATTACCTGCCGCCTGCACCTGTTGCACTGACGACTGGTGTGATTGCTGCAACGGCTGCAACATCAGCCATCGTGGCAAAGCCGCTGGGTGAGTACGTGTTAAAGCTGGTCAAACCTGCTGTCAAAAAGACAATTAAAAAACTCAAGGGGATGATTGGGAAGAAGCCTCGCCCTGAGTCTGTTGCTGAGCGGATGAAGTTTCAGCGTTCTCTCCGTAAGTGATTTTGTGAATGTGGGGCGGAATAACGCCTGGCGGATTTTGCAAAACTACGTCAGCACAAATTTTGCTGTAAGGGCTGTCGGGGTGAAATGTGATGCCCTCTTTCATCAGTGAGGCGCAGTTTTTAAGTCTGGCAATTTCGTAATTGAGTCGCTTGTCAGCAAGCTGGGCGTCGAGCAAAGCCACCTGCTTGTTAGCTGCCTCCCTGCAGCTTCTGACATGGGAACGGTCAAGCGGTATTGATATTGTTGCGGTGATGCCACCGTTAATCGAGTAATTAGTTTTTTGACCCGTCCTGATTGGACGATAGTAAAGGACATTGCCCGGACTATCGGGCTGGCCATCTGGGACGGCATTGCCTTCCGGATCTGTTGCGCCAACCAAATCGAGCTGATCGTAAACCGGCTCTTGATAGTAGCTTTCATAAGGATTCGCCCAGCTAGTGGTTGTGCTCAAAAAAGGATTGATGTGAAGAGTTGCTCCTTGACAAGATATTCCCGCGTAGTTGAAAGAGAATGTGCGTGATGGCACAACCTGCACAGCCTGGTTTGTGACACTTCCGGAACTGTTTGCAACTGGCGCAGCGGTACTAGAGACTTGCGCTTGAGCTGGCGCGGAAAGCAGCAGAAGCGTTGCTATGAGTCGCTTCATTGCGTGAACGTGCTTGTCGTGTCAGTAACCGACTCAATGTCAGTGGTGCGGTCGATAATTGTATGCTGAACAAGTCCCGGTCCATTAATAGTTTCTATGAACTGCATCGCTTGGCCTTCATTAACAATCGTCCAAGTTGGCTTAGTTGCAGCATCGATTGATGTCCATTTACTGGTGATGCCTTGAATGGTGTTTGACGTTGTCGTCAGACCCATCGGAGCAATAGCAGCGTCAGTCTTGATATTTGTACCACTAACTGAATACTCGTAGCCAGTCCGGTACTCATACGAGTTGATTACTTCTGTGACTTTGGTCTTGGTGGTTGTCGAACTAGAGAGGGTCCCCTGTGAGAAGTTCGGGACTAC